TTAAGTTCAGATAAGGTTAATTCTTTATCTTCACCAGCGACTTTGACCGAGTATGTCGGCTCTTCATCTGGTTCGGGTTCAGATTCCTGCTCTGGCTCTTCATCTTGCCAATCATCATCGCTACCTTCACTAACTTGTAATTCTTCTTCTGGCTGTTCTATCTGCTCTTCAGCTTGCCCTTCGGGTGCTTCTGCTGCATCCATTAAACCTAAGAAAGAATTTGCTGCATCTTGTACAGTTGTACCTGTACTCTCACTCCCAGATGGGTTGGTGATTTCACTCATTTTACTACTCCTAAATTAGCCTTACGGCAAAATTAAAATATCTTCCAACGCTTCTCGTTAATCTTGCGCTGGTCTGCAATGGACACAATGTGGTTATATACGTCTTGTATCGCATTTAGTTTTGTATATGCTGCTTCACGTTCTTGGATGTCAAACTCATTAGAGTTGACGATTCTATCTACTTGCACTTGCCTTAAATCTTTAAATACTTCTAGGAACTTTTCATCTAGTAGTAAGTTATTTGCCCATTCAGAGAATGTCATTTTGAAGATCCAGTTGTTGGTGCAACATAATTTGCAATTGGCGAGCCATTTTGCTGAGATGCGTTAAACATAAAGTTATTATTAGGTGATTGCATCTTTGTTAAATATTGATCAAGTGGATCACCAGAGATAAACCTTCCAGCACCACTCGATGTGTTTAATCCTAGCAATTGATTAGATCTGTTATTAGCTAACATCTGTTCTAATGTTGCAGGATTACCATACGGATTGTACGGATTGTTGTTTGATTGGTTTGATTGACCAAAGTTATTTAAATAATTTCTATTACTAGTAATTAATGGATTTCCTGTCATATTATTGAATAAGTCACCTATTCCAGCATTAGGCATACCATAGTTCAACATACCAAACATTGATTGCACAGGATTTGATTGCGTATTCTGAGTATAGTATTGCCCCATCTCTGGATCATAGAATACTTGAGAGCCTTGCTGACCTGATCTATCACCCATAACTATCCCCTTACTATCTCTTGTAATGAACCAATCGCCTTCATCACAGCATCTAGTTGAGATGACTGAGCTTCTTGGCTTGATACTTCTTGTTTAAGCTGCAACTCTAAGCCTTGTAACGCTAACTTAGCTTCAGCGATGCGATTGTCTGCTGCATCTTTAGCTGATCTTTGCGCTAACTCTAGGCTCTGACGTTCAGCCTCTAAGCCCATCTTCTGACGATCCAAGTCATTCTTGGCTGCATCTGATTGTGCTTTGAGTTCTGCTTTAGCCTTCTCAACTTCAGCGTACATCTTGGCTGCTTCGCTAGTAGGATCAACTGGTGGCTGTGATGCCGCCTGCATAATCTGTTGTTCTACCTCTGGTGTAATCTCATTGATGAACGCAGTAGTGTCCTTGAAGCCAGCCATCTCAATCATGCGACCAAGTGTGCTTCTGTACTGCGATACTGATACCAATGGATTGTTAGCACCATACTTGCCGATAATCTCTTCTTGCTTCGCCATAATCATTTGTAGCATGGCAATCTGTTCTTGTCTGTTTCCGTTACCCAAGCCTACATTAATTGATACATCGTACTCAGTATCCCACTCACGAGGATCAAACGTCACCCACTTGCCACGCAAGCGAATCGTGCGCTCTTTTTCTTGGTACTTGCATAGTAGGTGTAGGATGCCTCTAAATAATGACTTAACGCCTGTTTCTGCAAAGATACGGGCTATTAACTCTAGTTTACCTTCAGATTGTCTAGTCATTGCTGCAACTGCTGTGGCTGATACGTTCTGCAAGATGTTAGGATCAAGACCTTGCTGCATATCTGATACACCTGTACGCTTCGCTAGTGCAGCATCCAAGTATTCAAACATAGGGAACGACTGACCTGCCGTTGATGTAACATTTAACTGTGTGACGGCATTGTTATTTTTAACACGAATCACTCCACCTGCTGTAGATGTTAGTAAATCGTCTAGGTTTACTTGACCTTCAACTGCTGTAACACGAGCATTGTTCGTTAGGTACAGGTTATTAAACATCTGGCGCAAGATTGTGGACTTCTCCAACTGAATGTCCATTGTCCTGTCAGCCATTGATTGACCAAAGAATAAGTGTGGAATAGGGATCGGGCAAATTGAATGGAATGGAACGTAATCGCAGTCATCGTTTGACAGTATCTTGTTGCCAGCAATTAATACCTTGCGTAACTCAGGGATGCCCTTGCCAATCATGTCTGCCTTGATGAAGCACTCAAACACTTCTACATCGTCTGTTAGTGCGTAGTCAGGTAACTCATCTCGTTGGTAACGTGCCAAGCGTTCTGGGCTGTACTCTAGTCTGTCACCTGCTGGGATTTCATCTACTACTGACTGTTCAAAGCCCATCGCAATCAAGTCACCACGACTAATCATGCGTCTGTGGGCAACAAAGTCTGCGCCCTCAATGCTGTTAGATGTCTTGCTAATTAAGAACTCTTCTGGTGGTACGTTTTCAATGACGATACGGCTCTTGTCCTTAGTGCGCTGAATCGTTACGCTGTGGTTGTTGTACATCATGCCATCAGCACCGATGATTACATCAGTCTTTTGCTTGACAATCTCAAACTCACCATCCATCAGCAGCATGGTCATCTCATCGTCACTCAGGTTCTCGTACTTCTCCTTAGTGACATCCTTCTTACTCTCCCAGTAGGCTTTAACAATGCCAACCTTCTGTAGTAACGCATCCTTGAACCAATTGTGCATGATCAAGAAGCCATCGTTGTCTTTATAGAATACCCAGTTAGCCATGTCAGATGCCTGTTCTGCAAATGGTTCGTCACCATCCTTGACAGGTTCAAACTGTACTGCATCCTCGTTCGCTGTGAATACTCGTATTAATTGTGGTAGCGCACCATCTACTGCCTCTGCTACTTCTCCGGTAACTACTTGGCTTGAACCTTCTACCTCATTGCCATAAGGCTTGCGTAGGTAGTAGTCCATTGCCTCTGCACGTTGGGCAACCGTTTCAGTTTCAAGGTAGCCGATAGCATTATCTATCTGCGTGATACAAGCATTTAGTAATTCATCTTCTGTCATTTTACTCATGTTTATAACCTTGTTATCCATTCAAACGTATTTGTAAATAACATTTTATTTATTTTAATGTTGTTTAATCTTTGTGGTATTACTTGAATATTATCTCTACAATGCAATCCACAGGCTTCTTTTGCATTTAATGGAATCATATGATCAACGTGCCATTTAATTCCTGTTGAAATTTCTCGTTTTTTACATAAATCAAATGCTTCTTTTATTACAAATTCATCAAGTTCATTAAACCATGATGGAGTAGCATTTAACTTGTCCGACCTTCTTTTAACATTGTAACTATTTATTTTGTCTTTATTATTTAAAGACCATGTTTTAATTTGTTCCAGATGTTTTTCTTTGTTAGCCAATCGCCATTTTTTAGCTGTTGCGCTGTAATTATCTTGATTTTTATCTCTACACTTCTTTATATAACTTTTTACTTTGTCTTTATTATTTAAAGCCCACATCTTTTTTGTAGCTTTAACTTGTTCTTTATTTTCTTCTCGGTACTGTTTTAATTGTAATAATATTTCATCTTTTTTTTCTTCATATCTTTTTTTTGCACGTTCTTTAGTTATTTCTATATTTTCCAAATACCACTTTTTTTTATATTCAGATTTATCCATTACACAACCCATGCTTTGTTTTGTTTTAATGGGCTTCCCCAAGATAAATTATCTTCTTCAAGACCTATTGCTAAATATCTAAAACTGTCTGAAAAATGACTTGCCCAATCATGCAATGGGGTATCGTGGTACACATTAAGTTTTTCATTATACACCCTGCGATAGTTCCGTAGTGCTGATAGACCTTGCTTCGTGTTCTCTGCATCAAACCAGCATCTAGGCAACAACCTTCTGACTGCCTGTATTCCATCAGCTACTGATAGGCTTGGTGCAATTGACACCTCTAAGCCAGCTTCCATCAGTACCTCTTGTCTGCTCTTGCCTGTTGACATCTCTCTTACTCTAACGTCATGTGGCAATATGTGCTGTGCCTTGTCGTAACCTTTATCTCTTAGCCAGCTTACATAGTAATCTAATCCGACACCATGATTCTCAGTAGAATCTATAAGCTGTATCTCTTTGCCGACTATCTGTGCAACCCAGATACAAGTTGAATCGCTAACACCAAGATCCCAG